ACGCCCACTGCCATGATTATTCTCCATCTCGCTGTGTATCAGATGATTCGTGTCCACAACGCCCACATTTGCGGAACCAACCATCAAAGCCACATTGTACGCAGGTAAATCCTCTTTGCCTGTCACCTTGCGCGTAAGGGTTTAAGGAAGCCTCAAAAAAACCTTCTCTTTTCATTGCCGCGGCGTGACTTGAATTATCAACATTGTAAAGACCGGTTTTATCGGGGTTATATTTCTTACCACCTATTACGGTTTCTCTTACGCCTCTGTCTGGTGCTACATATCTTCCCATGATTGCCTCCTAGTAATAATGGGGGTGGGGTTTCAAGGCCCACACCCCCATTACTTATTTAGTTGTTATGCAGGGATAATTCCCGAAACTACGCCGTTCCAAGCAGGAGCGGTGCAGAAGAAGGTTCCACGGAAATATGTGGAGAAGTCATACGAGAACTGTACGACAGGCCACTGAATTCCCATGTAGTCCTGAACCATGAAGTTCGCCCAAACATCTGATACCTCAGTATCAGGAATTGGAAGGGTGAACGATAGAACAGGAGCAACACCTTGGTTGAGCCATGGGTGAACCATGAGATCAACAGCCTTACCTGTAACTTCGTTCTGAAGTCCGGTCACAATGGAACCGTAGGTAACGCCATCTTTGCCCGGCTCTTGGATTGTCAAACGGTAGTTAGCAGTAGAGCCACTCTTGATTGCGTCAGAGAGTTGCTTACGGTCATTTCCGTTGAGCAATACTAGATCTGGGTCAGCCTTTACATTCTGGTACATAGTTGCAAAGACATTCTGGAACTCAACACCCGGATTAGCGGTGCTGAAGGTGCTATTTACAGCGTTGATTGCACCAGAGATTGCAGGGTTTAGAACAGTTGGAAGGATTCCGTCATAACCAGTTGCATAAGCAGAGGTATCTGCTGTTGCGCGTGATGCGGCGGCTCCTGAAGTGCTATAAACCACTTGATTTGCTAGAACAGTTGTTCCTGCTCCACCAATGGTGAATGTTCCCGGAGCCTTGAGGGTTCCTTGGTACTTCAAGTTGGCAAGACCAGTTGTTGTTCCAACATAAATGTTGTAACCAAGTGCGCCTGCTACTGGGGTTGAAACGGTAACAGTGAGAACATCTCCTGCACCAACAACCTCAGAAACTTCTGCGGCGGCGATTGACTCACCAAAGCCGTTGCCAGAAATACCAGCATCAGAAGTAACAGTGATGTAATAAGTTGTTGCAGTAAGAGCAACCTGACCTGAACCTGCAACTGGTGAAGCCTTAGTAAATGTAGGTGCGGCAACTGCGCCTGAGTAACCTGATGCGGTTCCTCTTGCGAATAGCATCATTCTTTCTTCCATCAACATTGTTGCATAGAGAGTTGATGTTGAAGATAGTTGGCGAAGATCCTGATAACCAAGACCAGAGAAGTTCGCATCAAACGATACTGAATCGCTTAGTGAGTAAGAGTTGTATGGCAATACCAAGTCATCAGCCGCATACGAAATCTGTGGACCGCGCTCAAGAACGAGTGATCCAAAGGTGCTGGTTGAAGATTCGGTGATTCCGGGCCATAGGTTTCCAACTCCGCCTGTACCTGTACCGGTGTAACCAAGAATTCTCTTGACACGGTGTGAGGTACCAACACCCTTCTTGCGAGGGATGCGGTTACGGAGAGGTGTTGGGCGTGGGGTAAGCATCTTTGCAGGTGCTTCCAAGTCAAACGCCGCAAATGAGGTTGATAGTGGGCTGGTTAGAGTGATTTCCTTCTGAATGTCCTGCATTGCAACTCTTTGAGCGGCAAGGGCGTTCTGAAGTCCAGCCTGTGCATCAGCGGTGAGTGACTTGCTTGCGGCAAGTGCTTCCATTGCGCTTACAGGATCAGCCTTTGGTGCAACACCGGGAACGGTGCTTGCATTGCTCAAAGACTTATCCAAAGTCGCAAGGTATTCCTCATGACGCTGTGCGGCCTCTACTGGTGATACATCACCAAAGAGGTCCGTTGCGCGTGGCATTTCGGCCATTTTCGGATTTCCTTTCGTTGTTTGGTTTTTACTTGCTGTCGGACTGTGCTTTAGCAAGGAATTCCTTTGCTAATGCTGAGTAGCCCTTTGCAAGTGTTGGGTCGGTTGTTGCCTGTGCTTTCGCGTTGTATGCGGCGGCTTTTGTTAGGAGATCATTGCTGGTTTCACTAACTGGGCGCGCTGTGCGCTTTGGGCCACCTGCCACTGCGAGAGATTTAGCCTCAGCCAACTCAGTTTCCAAACGGGTTGCCTTTGACACTGCCGCCTCTTTTGCGGCTAGTAGTTCTGCAATTTCCGATTTGATGGACTCAGTTGCGCTCTTGATTGCTTGCTCTACGAGGGCTTCTAAATCTGCTGACTTAGGCTCATCAGCAGAATCTTCTTTTACTTCTTCCTTAACATCTTCCTCAGCAGGTGCCTCTACATCAGCAGGAGCGGCTTCATCAGCCTTCTCCTCTGGGGCATCTGCTTCAGCAGATTTAGGAGTTTGATCTGGCGAATACATTTCCGCCGTTGTTACATGGGATGGTTTTGCAACATTGGCATAGTCATTAGTCTGAGTTAGACCATGATCAGAACCAACTTGATTGCATCCGCACTCTAAACACTTTGAAATTTCAGCAGACTTTTCTGCTTCAACAGGCTTATCTTCATCTGCATCTGCGGCAAAGTATTTATCACACATTGTCTTTACCACATCATCTTTCATTCCTGCTTCTTTGCAACGCTTCATGTAATCAACGCGCTTCTCACCCTTCTTAGGCTTCATTTCCTTTTCATGGGCGGCTTTTTCTTCAATGAGATTTTCTTGCATAACTTCTCCTTCTGCTTCTTCACCTGCGTACCAAGCAAAGAGGTGATGAACTGCGGCTAGTAGGTGAGAGAGTGAGGCTTCTTCATTATGACCTTCACCCATTTCTTCTGCTTCAATAGCGATAAGTTGTGCCAACGCCTGACGCGCAGAATCGTAGGTTTTCTTATCAAACTTGAGGAGATCGCCGCCAGCGTACGCCTTGGATAGTTCAATAACATCTTTGGCGAGCATGGTCATGGCTTCCCTTTCGGTCATTTCTGATAATTCTAAACTATTAGCACTTTTTTCGGATTTCTTTTTGTAAGTTCCGCCGCGCTTCTTATACTCCCGGACCACCCAAGCATTAGCCACAGCGGATGGGTACACATCAAACTTCTCTTTGGCCTCTCGCTTTACCCGGTTGTATAACTCTTTGTCAGCCGGTACAGCGCCCCCGCCACCTGCGTTGATGTTTTCGTAATCTGGCTTCTTATCGGCCTTCTCTACTAATTCTTCAACCTTCCACCATCCGGTTTCGCCCTCTACGGACTTAGCAAGGACCAACTGGCAGTTGGGATTAGCAGGGCGGTCCACAAGGCTGACTTCTACAATCTTGCCATCAATGATGCGCCCGTTAGCGGCCTTCTGATCCCTTACAACGCGTGGATTCTTAATCCCAATGCTGAAGCCCTTGAGTACCCCTGTATCAACTTTCTTAACGCTTACAGGATCTACAACTAGGGCGTGGATGTAATGTCCATCCGCCTTCTTCTCATACTCTTTAGCAACACCAGCGGCAATGTTGCTGTGTTGTTCACGGATGTTGCCACCACTCTTGAACCATTCAGGCATGGCGTTATCTAGCCACACCGGATCACAGATTTGCTGATCAATGTCTAATGAATCATCTGTGGCCTTGCCGTACACCAGCATGGTTCCATCTGCATTTTTATCCGCTTTGATGATGTCAAAGAAGGCTGTGGTCATATTGGTCATGGTTGCTTTATCCTTTTTGTCATTTTCTTTTGCAATTCTATTAGCCCAAGATTTGCCAGCATCTCCGCCCCAGAGAAGCCATGCAATGTAACCTGCTGAATCTACGCCCCAACCTTCGCCTTTTTTATCTACTTCATGGCGAGCAAAGTAGGAAACCATCCGCTTGATTGTGGATAGTGAAATGGATTTGCCGTTAGAAAGATCGCGGGCGCGAGCCACTCCAACTGCCGTACCACCTCTGCCATGCTTTTCGCGTAATTCCAAACCGCGTTTGGCGTTATTGCGAACCGCTTGGGGTGGCACAAATCCATCAGCCATTTAGTCCTCTATTTCCTCAATGGAAAACTTAGGTGTAACTGTACCTTTTTGGATTTGTTCTTGTCGGCTGTATCGGGCTGGCAACCCGTTCAAGACCCATGATCTGAAAGGTTGAGGTACCTCTTTGATGCTTTTGGCTTTTAGATACCAAGACCTGAACTCTTGTAAGGTATCCATATCTTCAGGGCTTTGAATGTTAAAGTCATTTACAGCCGTGGCCCATTTGACACTAATTACATGATCTCTAATCATTTTTGTATTGCTACCGCCCCTCTATTTAAGATTACAAATACCTTTTCGCCATCTTCCGCGTATTGAATAGCGTCATAACCATTTGCCGCCGCCCATGATCCGGCATCACGGAAGAACCAACCTAAATCTTTGGCTTCTTGTTGAGTGAGATTGCCAAAAGATTCCACAAAAGCGGCATATTTAGATTTTGCAAGTTCTTCCTTGCGGTCAAATGCTTTATGGAAAAAGGCGTTCATCATTTCTTTTGCTTCATCTTTGGCTACTTTGGCATCTACAAATTTGGCATCAGGCAAGAAAACCATGTTCATAACATTATCCGCCTTGTTTTCTGCGTATTTCAGAACATAATCAAATTGATTACTTGCATATACGCCATTACCTATAACCCCAGTGCCTACATACAAATCTCCGTTTTTGAACTGTTCAATCATGTCTTTAACGGTTAATTTTTCTGTTGGCGCTAAACCACGATACATCTTTTCGCCCTTTTTGCCCAATTCATCCATGGTTGGCGCATCTACTATTTTTGGCGTAGCGCTGAAGCCTTGTAATTCAAGTAATTTTTTCAACCTTGGATCTCCGGGAGGGCGCACAACTTCTATGTATTGCTGAGAGGCTCCATCCCAGATTTTTCTTGGTTCCCAGTGTGGATCTTTAATTGCGGCAACTTCCATCAATTCATTTCTGTTCCACAGATCAAGGCCGGGATTTTTAGGCATAATTTTTGGATCTATACTGATCATACCAACGGACATTGATCTATCTACTGGGTCATAACCAAACTCATTGATGCTGTCACCGTCAAACCACAAATCTTTTGCCCGAATTTGCATACTGATTACACGCCCACCCCCTTGCACATTGCCTGCTAGGTGAGTTTCCGCGTATGAAGGTGAAAGTGTTACCCAATCGCCGGGATTGATTTGATTTACCCCTGTGGGTACAGCGCGATAAATAGTAACTAATTCTTCCGGCTTATCTTTAATTCTCCGTAATACATCCAAAGATTCTTTATCTGCCTGTGGCATACCAGTTGTATAGATATTTGGCCTTGCATAAAAATCAGGCATCATTTCTTCCACATTGGTTGCAGGCGCTCCAAATTCATCGGCGCGTGTGGGGGCGCGGTGGAAACCACGATAGTTTCCGGGAGGCTCTTGCGTAACATTTCCTTCAGGATCAGTAAGAGGTTGCGTCACCAATCCGGCTGTGTTGCTTGGGTCATCCATTCCCGGAATGACCGGGGCCAAAGCACATCGGCAATGAGGGTGGGCTGGTGGTTGTGTGTGTCCTGATGGAAAAGGCGCACCAATAGAAACTTTTTTGCCTTCATTTTCAGCACAAATTTTGCAAGGTTGGAACACTAACCATTCCATTTGTGATAGTCCTGCGTCTAAGTATCTGTTAGCCGTAGCCGTAGATATAGCGCGGTTTTGTTCAGTGATTGCAATACTTAAAGCGCGAGCCGGATTAGCAACATGATTGAGAATGTTTTTGGCAGAAACTTTTGCATCTAAACCTAATTCAATCGCTTCACCAATAGCGTTACCAATATCAGTCAAAGTTGTATCAGAGAAGCCTTTGAGGGTAATCCCCGCACCCTCTAACAACCGTTGAAATGCTTTAGGTGGTTTTAATAAAATGGCAGATGCCGCATCACCGGGTTTCCATTTATTCCAGTCCACAGTGGTTGATGTATCCGCTTTTTGTGCGCGTTCGGCTTCAGAAATAGCCATTCGCGCCGCAAGATCTCCCAAGGCATAACCCTCAGACCAAAGTTTGTATAAAACCTGACGCAAAGGCTCCAAATTGGGGCGGATATTCATAATTGCCCAAGATCTTGCCCGGACTCTTTGTTGTGCAAGAGTCAAAGAGTTATCTGGCGTAGTGCTTTGATACCCAATAAAGGCGCGTTCAGGATCAAAGGATTGGCGTAAAGCGGCTCTAATAAGTACCGCGTTTTTTGCCGCTAAACGCGCATCCGCTTCCAATGCGCGCTCCCAAGTCATGTGAGATACGCTTTTGCGAGCGCTCTTGCGGTGTCTATATCCCCGTCAAATGCGCAACGGTTGAGCGCTTCACCCACAATCGGATCTAATGTTTTGAATTCAAACGGGCGAGCGCGTCTGCCCTTAGATACCCACTTCATAAAGGCTTTGACCTCTGTGCGGGTTTCTTCATCTACTTCTTCTTCAACCTCAGATGCTTCCTCTGGGTTGATTTCTTCAGGCTGTGCGTTCTGAGTGTCAGGAGTTACGGGTGCTGATGGAGTTGCATCAGGACCCTCAAGGGTTGGGGCTGAGATAACTTCCTTAGCGTTAATGATGCCTTCTGGGGAGAACAAAAAGATGTCTGATCCTGCAACAAGCATTGGCATATCTGCTTGTGGGGTATCAAGAAGCGGCAGACCCATTTCAGATCTACGCTCATTGATGGTTTTACCCGCGCTCTTTACTTCAATATCAGCCTTCCGCGCTGAGGATTCATTATCCATGCGCTTGCTAGTCATAAGTTTGAATTCAAGTTCCCGTGGCATACCTAAATAGGTGTAAGAAAGGTTTGTAACCATCTTGCCAATCCAGTTAGCCAATGGGCCAACTCCGATTGCTTCCGCGGTTATTGCGCGTTCTTCTTCAAAGCCTTTTCCGCCCAATCCGCCCTTTGGAGCAAAGCCAATTTCACTTGGTTGCACTCCGTAGTGACCGCAAATGGAGGTAATCAAATAATCATCAAGAGTGTCTTTGAACTTCTCGCCATAACCCTCATTGACTACTGGGCTGAGGCCCTTTGGCAACAGTCTTGCGCGCTTGCGTTGTTCTGTTTGTCCTGCAAGATCGTCATTGAGGATGTTTTCGTAGGCTCGCAACAGATCTGGGTTGTTTCCCCAATCTTCATCGGTTGTGAACATGAGTTCTGGCAACACGCCGTCTGTGTATTCGGCTCTGAGCCATTGCTGGCGGCGTAGATAGATGTCGGCAAGAGGTAGCGCTCGCTCAGTAGGACTAAAGCCATAAACGCTAATGGTGCGGCGATTCCTAACCATGTAAGCAAGTTGATCACTGGTGAACTCTCCATCTGCCTTTGGATCTTCGTCAGTTGCAGAAAACTCTGAGCGTGGAAAACCGTAAAGAATCTGTTGGAACGCCGCATTTGGGGGCATTGGGCGCATACCGCGATCATCAATAAGCGGCTTAATTGTGGATCCATCAAGAATCTGCATTGCGTAGAGATCCCCACCGACAGTTGGAAGCGGATAAACCGCCCAAGCATCAATTACAAGGATGTCCTCAAGAGCAATGTTGAGCCAATCGCTCCAAGTTAAACCGTTCTGCTTATCTGGGGTTTCCCAGAATTCACGGAGGCGGTTGATTTCGTCTGTGTATTGCTCACGGGCGCGAGCCATAGCCCGCACATGATCTCCACCGGACTCAGCACTGATCTTTTCTGATGCGTCTTGCCCTAAAACAATATCCCACTCAAGGCCAATCATCTTGCTCTTGGTTACTTCAATGCACCGGCGCAGAATGTCAATCTGATCAGCGGCGGCGCGTAAGGTCTTGAAGGGTACAAGGCGTGTTTCAGTTACATTGATGTTTTGCGCTACTTGATATTCATAGCGGCGTGGTTGTGGTCTGCCATTGTCCTGCAACGGGTTGATTGCACCCGGAGTAATCGGCAATCCCGGACCAAAAGGAACCTGTGCGCTGAAAGGTGCGCGTGGTAAGGCTACGGAGTTGCCGTAGGTCTGACGCATATTGAGTGCATCGGCTTGTGAGCGCATCTCTGCTTCTGTCTGTGTGACAGATCCAGCAGGCAGGCGCGGTGCTTTTTCTACATCGCCTGTTGCTATTGCTCTTGCGATACGGTCACGCAGACCCATGTGTATCTCCCTTTAGCCCCTTGTAGTGCGGGCGGTTATTAGGCGTGGACTACAACTCTGTATTGGTTGCTTGTTGGAGCAACTGAGAACAGAACTGTAACAGCAGTTGTAGTTGTGTGCTGAACATCGCATACAACTTCTGCGTATGGGCTGGAATTGTCATAGACCGAAACAATTACATCACGGGTTCCAAGATTGTGAGTAACTGTGTAGGAGGTTGCTACGCCATCGCCAACGCTCGCCGCATATTTGCGTACTGCAATCGCTGTGTCTAGTGCGAATCCTGAAGCGCCTACGGTAAGGCCGCCATTGGCTACGACTACGCCAGAGAAATCAGATCCAACAAGTTGAACACCATTAGATGCGGTGTAAGTACCGGCACCTGAGAACTGTTGCCAGACAATCGGGCTGGTTCCTACGGTTACGCCAGTTGTGGTTTGTACCCATCCGGTATTGTCATAAGTAGTTCCGCCGGTGACGAATACGAAATCTCCGCCTTGGATTTCGGCAGAACTGTTGAAGTCTGCGGCGCGGGTGAGTACCCAGTTTGTTGAGCCGGATCCTGTGTCAGTGACGGTATAGATACCGTTTTGAGCCTGAGCGGTCTGGTTCTTAACCAAAACGCGATCAGATACCGACAGGGTTACGCCATCAATAACAAGGGCTACCTGAGTTCCTGAATTTGTAAGGGTTGCACCTACGCCGCTTGTTCCATTGTCATAAGTTGCAGTGAGATTAGCCGTGGTTGCGGCAACTACTGAAGCATGAATGTGCAGACCCTCTGCAACGCCATCTACATAGCCCTTGGTTGCGGCATCAGAAGCGTTGGTTGGGGTTGCAAGGTTTGTGATCTTTTGGTTGTTAAGGCTGATGTCTGCAAGAGGCACAGCAAGCGCAGAAAGATTGATTGTTGAGTGCGCCGCATTGTCATGCGTTGGTGTTCCGTGGGTATGGTCTGTGCGAGCAAATTCATTTGCGCTTCCGTTTGCGCTCGCCGCTCCAAATGTGGTTTGTGCGGTAACAGATCCATAGGCAGGAAGTGAGTGAACATGGTCCTCACGGGCTGGCGCTGTGCCAGTTCCCACAACAGATGAACCGCCAACAGTTAGGCCAGTTGGGGCAGTGTTGGTGAGAGAAACCGTACCGTGTGTGTGGTCTGCGCGTGAGTAAGAAAGGCTTGAACCATTGCCGCTAGATGCGCCGTATGTTGTTTGAGCAGTGACATTGCCGAAAGCAGATACCTGCGCCCATGCAACACCGCTATCAAAATACATAAGGTTTTGATCAGTAGCGAAATAGAGCCTTCCCGCAGTTCCCGCCGCAGGGCGAGAAGCAAAGTCACCGTAAAGAACCTCTGACTCATTGAGGACTGATACCCATGCAGATCCGTCATAGTAATAAAGTTCATTGTCACCAGTGTTGTAGTAGATCTGACCAGCAACAGGTGTACCCGGTGCGGTGCCTAAGTTCTGGATGACTGCATTTTGCAACTCATTTTTGTTGAGATCAATGCTGACTAAAAATTTACGGGCCATGGACTACATACCACCTAACATGAGTGACGGAACGAAACTACTTGCTTCAATCGTCACGCTTCCACCAAGTGATACCGGAGTACCATTGACTGTGATTGAAGAATTCACAAGGCTTGAATTGCCAATGTTGCTCAAGGTATTGCTTGAGCCACTGATTGTCTTATTTGTAAGAGTTTGAACGCCATTGAGCGTTACATCACCAGTTGCTCCTGTGATGATATAGGCCAAAGAGTTCCACGCTGTTGATCCATTACCAATTTTTGCTTTGTTCGTATCGGTTTCATAACCCCACTCACCAGAAGCAAGAGTTGGATTAGCAGAGGTCCATTGCGCCGCAGTTCCTCTACGGACTTGAATTTGCGTAACTACTGGCATTATGGAGTACCTCCGTCAAAGTCTTGCGTAGCAGTGGTAGTTGGATCTCCACCATTGTACGGTGCAATGCTATCAAATACGCCTCCGTCAATTTCTGTGGTTGTAGCCGAAACTGCAACCCAAGCACTGCCGTCATAAACCTTTAGGCCAGTGGAAGTGTTGTAATACAAATCCCCAGTTCTGAGGGTTGGGGTAGAAATGTCTGTTGCGCTCGCCGGAACATTTGTAGGTGTTAAGGCTAATCTGCTCATATTACATAGGCCGTTCCGCTAAAGGCGCTGGTAAATGTAATCACCATCTGGTTTTTAGATGGGTAAGAAAAAGTGCCTTCACATTGAGTGCCAGCCGAATCCAGAACAACTGCGGTTGGTTCACCGTTCAAGTTGTGGTTGATTGTCCAGACCGCACTAGGAGATGACTGCGTATGAACATAAAAAACTTGTGTGGAGGCGGAAACACCTTGAGGGCCGGGGGCCGTAATTTCAACAATCGGGGTGATTGGTTTTATAATTATTGCGTCATCTGCCATTATCGTGTTACCTCCGGGGTCACTACTATCTGTCCTTGAGCAAGTCGGGTGACAATGCCAGTGGATGAAGTTATTTCAATGTCATAGTAATAGGTGCCTTCATCAATGGCCCTAGTTTGTGCCGCCGTAGCGTGAACAGCAAATTCACCAGATGCACCAGTAATAGAGATGGCTCCGCTGGCGCTGGTTAAAGTGAGAACAGCCGTTGGATCTTGAGGCAGGGAACGCATTTGCAATTCTGCGGTATATCCAGTCACATTGACGGGTGCAGTAGCGATACCACCAGAGATATAAATACCTGTTGCGCCATTTGTAACAGTGAAATTTGATTGTGTGGCATTGGCTACCGTGACATTTTGTAGGTTGTATTGCGGCGGCAAGATGCCATCAATACTGACTGTCTGCCCCGGTGCAAAACCATTGACAGCAGTAAATGTCACCGTTGTTCCATTGCCTGAAACATTGGTGACCTCAGCGGGTTGCTTGTATATGAAATTGATATACCAATCCGCGCCTTGGTCCATCACCGTGTTGTATGTAACCGCCATTTATGCTCCCACTGCCTGCGTTGTGGCAATAATAGCGGTTCCACATTTCGGGCAAAGGCTTAACGATTTAGGGAAAGGTAGAGCGCATTTAGCGCAGAAATTAGCAATGCTGTTGAAGTAATGACTGACGCTAGATTTTCCAAGAAGGTCGCTAAAGGCTTGCACCATCGCATCAAGTCTGTCTGGTGAGTTGGCATCGGCAGGTGTCCATATCGTCATTTGGTCCTCTAATTGTGTGAACTGCCCGACATGATGCACACGCCCTTGCTCATACATGGCGGCAACTGGTTCTGCCCGTAACTTTTTACCGACATGAGCGCGGATCTCACGGATAGGCAAACTAACCCTGACTTGTTTGAGAACAGCACTGACCATATCGCCGCCTTGATTGACTTCCACAAGTAATGAATCTGCTTTGTAACGATCAAAGAGATCTACTGCCTTTTGCGCCCACTCCAAAGGTGATCCACGCATGGTGCCATCATGTAATACATAGCCATGCCCATTGGTGTCACATCCGGCAACAATAATTCCTGTTTCATCTGATGCGGCTGTGTTGGTTACTGCCGGGTCAATACTTACAACTATGCGGCTCATGGGTGGCGCTTCAGTAATGCGGTTGCGATCAATAACGCCTCTAGTCCAAAGAGCGCCTTCCTGATCCTCAAGAATCTCACCATAGAGTTCCTGCCTACCTAAACGGGTGTTGTTATATCGGGCTTGTAGTTCTAGCAATGCGCTTGGGGCTAGGTTTGCCGCGTTATCAAATGTTGAGCCTCTGGTGACAGCCACAGAGCCATCCTCACGCCCTGCAATAGAGCGTATAAGGCTTGTTGGGCGCGGGGTTGTGGTTACAACAATCCGGGGTTTTTCACCAAGGCGTAGGCCAAACTGAAGTTGATCCCAAGCATCTTGATACCGGTATGCCGCTAATTCGTCACACCAAGCGCCATGGTGTTGAGGTCCACGGAAACGATCTGGTTCATCAGCGCTGAATAGTTTTATTTGGGATCCATTGATTAGGCCTATTTCACCCATGGAGCGGTTATACATCTTGAGCGCTTGATAACGGTGCAGGATGTTAATGATTCCTGATTCACCTTCAGCGCAGGTATCTCTAGCGTCAGAGAAGGTAGGAGCAACAATGGCCCAACGCGTGTCAGGTTTAGAAATGGCTTCCCATGCCAACCATTCAGCGGCAGTTCTTGTTTTGCCCGCTCCACGCCCGGCTAGATATAACCAAATGTTCCAATCGCCGTCAGGGGGTAGTTGTTCCTTGCGCGCTAGTTGCATCCACTTCAACCGGCTTGCCTTCATCCGGCTTAGGGGGGAGGGTTGTGATGTTGTAGGTAACTCCTTCAATGAGTTCAATAACTCTGGCGAGTTCTGTAACTTCGTCATCAAGGTTTCTAGGTCCATTATGTGTCACCTCCTGCTGGATCTGCACAGGGGCTTTCAACCCTAGCAATTCAGCCTGTTGATTCATTACGCGCAAAAGGAATTCAGCGCATTTCATGTTTCCGTTGGTTGCGGGCAATGTGTAAGTTTCAATCAAAGCATCAAGACGATCTACATGGGCTTGGAAGTATTCGGCAGTTTCGGTAGGTGCTTGCCGGGCCATCGCTCTCTTGTACGCCTTTTGTACGCCAGAGGCATTGGCATAGCCCAACTCCCTAGCAATGGTTTCTAGGGTCTTACCTTCTTTGTGGCGCATTTGGACAATGAGAGCCTCTTTATTGACTAGATCAAGGTCCTTTTTTCCTGACATACAGGGAAATTATCCTAGATTATGTCGGAAAACAAATTGAACATTAAATAGAACTATTTAAGAGAGGCAGGGCAGTTGCAGTTAGACCCCGGTACTACAACAGTCATACACAGGCGGTTATGCTCAACCGTAACTTGAGGTTCTTCTTTTTTTGGCGCGGCCTTAGCCTTTACTTTAGGTAGATCCTCATTTACTTTGGCAACTACTTCATCAACGATTTGCTTTGCGCTCTTGCGTGGCATTGTGTGGCTCCTTGTAGTGATAGGTCATGTAATGCTTGTGGGATTCTTCCCATGAGTCTTTTTTCTCAGACACAGGGTAGGTGGGCTGACCCAAGCATAAAAAGCACTTGAAGTATCCCACTATTCAAAAGCCTGTTCTCCTGATGTGAGTCTGAGGCGAGCATCTAAGAGATCATCAATGCTGTTTTGTAGTATTTCTTTTTTGCGCCAATTCATGCGGTTTCCAAATTCATCGGTCTTGAGCATGGCAAAGATGTGGGCTATGGCTTCATCAAGAGCCTCAACCGTTACATCATCCTCAATAGTGATTGACATAGCAGGATATTAAAGTTTTTTGTTGGCTTCCGCTTGAAGTTCATCTGTAAGTAATTCAATAAGGTTCTCAATCTTAAAGGCTAGGCTCTCCTTGCCGCGCTCGCGTAATCTATCTGCCAGCAAGGAGAGGGCCATTGCTACCTCTGGGTCATCCTTGATCATTAGGTACATCTTTGAGGAAGTCCAAAAGTTGATCTACTCTGACTACATCAAAGCCGTTCATGTGGTGGTGATAATCATTTGCAAAGGCATGGATTTCGGCTATTACTTTTTGGCGCGCCTGTATTTCAAGGCTCCTGAACATTTTTTGTAAGTTCTCAAGATCAGCCATTGTTGCGGGCATCTCGCTTTGTTTTGTAAGCCAATACATCTTCACGCTTGTAATAAACATTGCGCCCGGATTTGCTCACCCATAGCAAAGTTTTGCGGTGTTGGATTTGGCGCAGGTTATTCATCTTGATACCAAGAATTTCTGCCGCTTCTGCCGCACTCACTAGATCTTCATTTACCATGGTTGCTCCTCCCAGACTTTATTGGATTGTGTTTTGGCCCTTGATGCCTTTGGTACTACGCCAATTTCTGACGCGCTAATTTCCATTTGTGTTTTTGTTACACCGTTTTTGTCCGTGTAATTGTTAAGTTTCATTGAACCAATAACAATTACTTCATCACCTTTTGTAAGGCTTTGTGCAATGGCTTCTGCATTTGCACCAAATTTCACAACGCGGTACCAGTTTGTTTCGCCATCAACCCATTCGCCATTCTTTTTTGAGCGCGGTGTATATGCCAGTGAGAATGTCACTAACTGTAAGTTTTCTGCTCCAACTGTTTTTAATTCGGGGTCGTTACCCAACCGCCCTCTAACTCTGATCTCCATTATTCACCTTCCATGAGGATGCACATTGATCCATCATCTAGTAATAGAACTATTGATCCATCCGGGCGAACAAAAGGAACCTCTGAAGGGTTTTGCCATGAACTAACCATCCAGCCTTTTTGTGAAGCCTTTTCAGGATTATGGTGGATGCTATCAGTCCGTAAGTTATGACAGCCGTGATGGATGCGAATTATGTTGCCCGGCGTGTCTTGCCCACCGCGGCTTTTGAGTTTTCTGTGGTGCAACGCCATAGAAGGTAGAGCGGGGCCACCGCAAACTTCGCAGTAGTTCCCCGCTCTATCTTCAACAATTTTTACTACTTTTTTATCCAATTATTATTCCTCATCATCTTCCACCCATTCATCCGGGTCAATATCCGGCACAACAGTGGTTTCCCAATGATTCGGAAATGTAATAGACATTAGTACCAGCCGCCCCGCCCGTTCTTATCTGCTCTTGAAAGCCATGATTGTAATGCTTTGCATGGGCTTTCGTACCGGTGTTCTATGTAATTTATTCCCCACCGGATCTGGGCTTGCGGATCCTTGAGGAAATCACGGATCTGCTCACGGGAGTTGTGGCTCATGTGGCGCTGAGGTATGCCGTAATCATGGGTGGGAGAGGCCGCCTTGTGATTCCATGCGGATTCTTTACCCCACAAATGCTTCAGACACCCAAACTGTTTTTTGGAGTCTTTCCAGCGCTGTTTGATCAAGTGATTGGCATAAGGTTTAGGTTCCATCTGGGAAACCACAAACTTTTGCTTCTCTTTCATGGTCATTTCAGGCGCGTAGGCATACGCTGGCGCAATAGCAAACCCAACCGCAACAGCGGCTACTAAAAGGATTTGCTTTCTAAGGCTAATCTCTAGCCCCTAACCCCCAATGCCTCACAGACTTTGCAAAGAGCATCAACTACTTTCCATGCTCCGCACTTACAGCGGGTTACTTTGTGGTCCATCTCTTACCCCTTTCAGGTTGGTATTTGGACATCTCAAATTTTACCGGATGGCTAGGCTCTGGGGATACTCAAAAACTTTGGCGTGGGCCTTTCCACTAGGCTCAACTAACACCACCTCACGCTGATAGCGACAGGTTCCATGATCTATAAACTTGTTGTAAGCATTGACCGCATCAACAGCGCTTGTGTATTTGTGGCTGAATGTGCAATCTCCATCTTCAAACACCTGCACCATAAAAACATAATTTTCTATCACTTTGTGCCTCCATGTTATTTCGGTTTCTGTAATTTTCATTGTGCGCCTTTCACGGGTAGAGCAGATCTAAACAGAACTGCGACATCTCACCAACGGGAACCTTACATTCTTCTGGGGTTGTTGCCTGTAATGCCCATGAAACTAAAAGCAACGCGGCGAGCGCTACAACAAATCGCCCTCTGCGTGTCAGCCTCCATGTTTTAGTTGCCTTTGCCATTTGCCGCTATCCTCCTGTAATAACCGTTAGACCAGCACCAATCGCACTCTGCAATCATGCTCTCCAATTTGTTTTCCTCCATGTGGATCATCAATCTGTTGGCTGTGCCTCCGTAAGAGCCACACCAGATACAACGCGGTCTGTCATCTTCAAGATCTTCAAAGTTAGCCATGGCGTACCTTGTAGATGTTGATAACGGAAGGGTTGAAACCTCCCAACTTCAGGGCATCTTCTAACGCCCATTGTGCTTGCTCGCGTTGCATTGCATTGACCATTGACTTTGGTTTTCCGGCTGGAATTACAAAGTCTGCGTAGTCAAACTCAAGTTCAATCTTGAATCTAACTGGGGTGTTTGGATCAACTGATGTCATATCTTTACCTCCGCAGGGATTGAACAATCACAGGTGACGATCTCCCAAGCATCATCATCCATATAGCCTATGTAACCTTTTCCAAAACACATCATGCAGTTCTTCATTACTTTGCCTCCATTTCATTCCATTTGCGTTTGACTGCATAAACTTCTAAACACTTTGGTGAGCAAAAACCAATAGCATCTTGATGGCTTGGTTCTACAAAGTTGTACCAAGCGCGATCAGGAAACATTGGAAATGCCTCCCGACACTCTGTGCAAACAATCTGCATATATCCTGTTTTGGTTGTCATTTACTTTGCCTTCCCTTCGTAGTTACAAGCATTACACATTGGAACATGAACCCATTTAGCGATCTTGCCCCACTTCAAAACACTGCTGACATAAAGTGAATCTTCAGCCTTGCACTTTGGGCAATCGCCTAGCGCTTTACCGTTAAGAGTTATTTTTGTTGCTTCGTTCATTAGTTTGCCTCCCCGAATTGAACATTGCGGTAGCAAGATGCTTGATACGCAATTTCTCCTACTTGATCGCAATAAACATCTGTGCGCACACCTTTCACATAACGCTTGCCTGCGCGAAACATTACGCGCTGAACGGTGTAAGTATCATTTGCCGCAAGATCTACTTCCACTACATAACCGTGACTTACTGGCAGTGATACTCCTGTTGGGCGAAATGTTCCGCGCCCTCCTGAGATTGCCATAATGTTCATCATGCCAATTTGTGTAATCAATGTGTCTTGATCGCACTCAATGAATGTTGCTGTTGTCATTTGTTGCCTCCATGTTGGGGATCCTTGTGGATCCGTTGGTGTAATTATTGCCTAGGTGGGGAAGATTTGCAACTATCTTTAGGAATTTCTTTTGAATAAAACCCGTGGATCAAAAGTCTTAGCGCACTCAGATCCAACCGCCCAACAACCCATGTAGCCTCTGTCATTGGCAATGTCATGCTCTGTTCCATCTTGAAGGCGAATATCGCCACCATTGATAACTTCAACCCACCAAGCGTTCTTGCCTACTTTGCGCCCACATTGAACACAAGCAATGTCATCGCGCCCAACATTATCTTTTGGATCTGCAAAATTAAGTGAATCGCCTGCTGTTAGTTTTTCAGTTGTAGCCATTTGTTGCCTCCATGTTCGGGGATCTGTTTGATCCGTTGGGATAAGTCTAAGCCCAACTTTCCAAAAGTCGCAACATTTGTGGCAAAGTTTTTTAAGTTTTTTTTATTAGAACATCTGTTCTAAAAGGCGTGACCCCACCCGTATTTCTGCCCCTATACGCTCTCCATAGGCTTTCTGAGCGCTTATCTGGGTCACTTGCCCATCATCTATGTAGGCAATGGCTGTGAGGCCGTCTAAGACCGCCCTGATCAATTTATCTAGGTCCGGGGCTACTGATGGTTCTGGGCGTTTTACGGTTTTTGGGCGCGGCAAATAAAACTTGATCTCAATAGAAATTGGGTCGGTTAAAGGGCGAGCGCCATTCTGCCGGGCTGTTAAGGCAACAGCGCTACGCCATGCGGCTAGTTCTGATCCCTTGTTATGGATCACTCTGCCATTGATAACTTTCATAGATCCTTGCGGAACTGGTAAGCCATCAACAAAAAAATTTATCACATAATAATTGTAACTAAGTCTTGCACAATTACAAAGTGATCTCTGTTCTGTTCATCCTTGATATGCACATCATAAGTACCTGTGTAATCAGGACCATCAATCGCAATCACTTGCACTGGTTTTGTGTTCCACAGAATGTAATCACCACATTGCATCCTGTTTGGTGTCACTTTAACTAGCGTTGCCATTTGCTCCCCTTTCAGGAGTAATGATTACGAAATAGTGTAACAGTTATCCGTAATCAAAGAGAGCGTAATAGTTTCTTGAAGTCCTCCGGCATTGGCACTGCATTTTTTCGTTTTTCTTCTACTTCTTTTTGCCAGCGTAATGTTTCTTCACGCTCTTGTTGGCGGCGCAATTCTGATAACCGTAATTCTTCAGCCCGCTTTTCCTCTGGGGTCTTGATTCTTTCCGGCAAAGGACCATCAGCCCATCTGCCAGCGTTAAGCCATGTGGTCGGGTGAGCAGTGAAAGTATCAACGCGGTTTGGATCATTGGCGTAGCGCTCTGCGCCTGCAAGGATTTCTTCAACAGAAGCAACCTTGATGGCTTTGATGAAGGCTTTGAGGGCGGCTTGTTTGCCAACCTTGCGTGGGTATTTGCTCCAAAAAATATCAAAATGAACGGATGGTTTAATGGATGTTTCTAAAGGATGGTTCATAGGGCGTGAATGTCCACCCGTAGATGGCGTGATTGTCACCCCGTCAATGTCAGCGGTACGCCGCGTCACAGTGTCACCCCGTAATGCGTTGAGGTTTATTTGGTAGAGATGGGGCCTGCGATCTTCTCTGCAATTAGCAGAGCCGCCTGCGTGTTTTGTCATTCGTATGTAGCCCTGTGCGCACAAGTTATTCACAGCCCTTTGCACAGTCCTGACCGATATTGAGGCTTTGGTGGCTATGGTCGCTTGTGATGGGTAACTCTGCGTTCCTTCATCATTTGCGTGATCTGCAATGACTAGCAACACCATCTTTTCCACAGTGGGTAAATCTAATCTCCACACATCTGACATCAATCTAATGCTCACAATGCCTCCTAATTGACCACAATAGGTCTAAACCATTGCAGGAATTCATCAACCCTTACCCAAATCACAAGGTCTGTTTCATTCGTATCTCTGCGGGTATGCACTGTGGGTTGCAAATGCGCTAACGCTTTTGCGGGGATGATCATAAGACCATCAGTGAACCTAAAACAAATCCGGTGGAAACTTTCCGGGCTATCTGTGTAAGGTGGTGCAATCAATAATTGTTGTAACTTATTGAACGGAAATATGGCAGGAGAAGTGCTTGGGATATTGAGCCACTTAATCTCAAGATCGCCTATGTAATTCTGCCGCCCATTGTCATATAACTTATTGATGTGAAAATCAGTGAAATAAAACTTAGGCGTAGGGAAAAGACTCCATGGTAAAACTTGTTGTAAATAATTTGCCATTCTTTGTTCTTTGTCATTATCACCCTGAACCTGCCTAATCGGTTCCATCAACGCACTCCATGATCTCTAAGTAACTAATACCCGCCTCCTCAAAAGCGAATAGCGCTCGCCGTTGTTGGTTGGGATAGCGTTTTGGATTCTTAAAGGAGAATCGTTCAATACTGGTCATGCCGCCCCATACGCCATAGATTTCATTTTCCATGGCGTAGGAAAGACATTCTTTCCAGATAGGGCAGGCTAAACAGATTTGCCGCAGTGCATTTATGTATAGATAGGCGGTCACGCTTCGTTCTTCTTCTACGGAATAAAAAATATCCGTATAAACCGAATCCCTACACGCGGCTTTTTCCCAATCTACTTCATCGTACTGGGGCATCCAATCACCCCACTAGGATCAAAATAAGGGCAGTAGTTTTTGCAAAAAGATAGGTTAAGTTCTGGTGCTGGTGCTTCTTTGTCAGATGCCGCCCATTCCTTCAGATTGCGCAACCAAGCCAAAGCCTCAAGCGCTACTTCAGGTTTGTAGTCATCTTGCCATACAACAATGTCATCCATCTTTCCATCACGGGGGATGCCAACCAGTGCAACTTTTTTCACCTCATAACCTGCTTGCTCCAATAGCCATCCGTAAGTTTGGATCTGCCATTGCTCCTGCCCTTTACCTAAGTAGCGCATATTGCTTTTGGTCTTAGTTTTGAAATCAACAACCATTCCTAGATCTTTAATGAATAGATCACAGTGGCCTTTGATTTCATCATGATTGAGTTCAACCTCAATAAGAAAGTTCTCTCCAAATGGATCTAAGCGGTGCATGGCTTTTTCCATACCAGAGTGAATAAAAGTTCCCAAGATTGCACTCAGGTTCTCTGTTTCATTTAGTTTTTGGGTCTGTTTTAAGTCATGCCAAACCCGGCGCTTGCAACCACCAAGAGAAGATGGCCCCACCTCAACTTGAGTTGATCGGCCCCTGCTTGAGTCATAGCCACGCAAAGATTTAACAATCATATTTTGTAGGTCAATCACAACTGATCCTCATTCCACTGTTTCGTTTTACCTGTCCAATACGCCTCAATTTGTTGTAACTCATAGATCAGGCGTTGTACCTTCATCATGGTTTCAGCAATGCCTACGCGCTTGCCATACCAATAACCAATGCAATATGTAATCAATCCAACTATGAATGGTTCCATTAGAGATCCATGCTGGTTCTAACAGAGGCACTCATGCTTCTAGTTAGATCCACTTGGACACGGATTCGGGCGGCGTTGTTACGCGCCGCCTTCACCCTTGCCTCAATAATGTTCACATCAAAGTGCAAGTTCTCATTCTCCAAAAGCGCAAGATCATCACGCTCTTGAATGGTGTAGTTCTTGCCGGTTGGGGATGATTTGGCGGCATAACTCATGCGGCTACGGGCCATGCAAACTTCATACTCCGCTTTCTTGCGGTGATATTCGCCCTCACATTGCGCCAATTCCTCATGAGCCGCATCAATCTCTTTAGATAATGCGTAAAGCCGGGCCTCAATCTGTTGTGGTGTCACTACCTGAGTCATCAGGTTCCTCCTTCACAACATGAAGTCCTTGAGCCTCCTGCCTTGCCTGTAATGCAATGAGTTTGCCCGCATCGGCTGACAAATCAAATGGATCAGGAACACATTGGAACCCTGCCGCCTCTAATGCGGCGGCGAGCGCCTCCGGGAACACATCAAGTTTTTGTGCCACAGCGCGGATGCCTAGCGCGTTTTGATGAACGCTAACTATGTAACCTGCTGAGGGTACAAATTTTTTCTGCTTATCACTCACTACGCTCTCCTAGCAATAATCGCACATACAGTGCGCATACGAATAGATGCGGCATACCAATCTGCAGATATGTCTTTGGCTTCTGTTAAATCAATAGCCTCAATTTCTTTGGCTATGTGTTCTCTTATTTCTTGCTCTGTCATGCAAATTCACGCTTCTTCTTGTTCACGGTATCAAGCAAGGTTGTGCCTGCTACGCGAATGTCTTTTAGAGCGCTGAATTGGGTATAGACAGCCTTGAGTTGATCCAAGGTGCTTGCAGTATCAGCCAAAGCAATAGCGGCTGTGGCTTCCATAATCTGCGCCTCAGTAAATTGTTGCTGTGGCTTTGCTGGTTCTTCTTTAACGCGGTCTGCCTTCTCCATATCCTGACGGGTTGGGCGGATTGGCTTCTTAGTGTTTGGGTCAGAACCCATGAAGCCCATTAGCGAGAGCGCTCTACCGGTTGCGGAGGTGCTGGCATTTTCTAGGGCTGAGGTTTTATTGATGTGGCTTGAGCCAACAACCTCCTCTGCGTAATCAACAGCCTTGAGAACATCACCAATAAAGATGCTTGCTCTCACAACATATTGAAGTGGGCGTTGTGTTTGTGGATCGCGGGCAATGTCCACGATCTCTGTAATTATTCTCAAGTCTGGGTACTCCTTGAGAGCGCGCTGTAATCTTTCGGCTACCGTTTCGTATGCCGATAGGTCAAAGGCCATAATGGTTTCCTTCCTTTCAGGGGGCGGTTGCCCCAATGGGTAGAGCAGAGATTACATCCGCCCACTGACAAATGGAAGAACCCCTCCGGGTGTGTCGGAAAGATTATGGTAAGCAATGCGATACTGAGGGGTCTAGGGGGTTGCCATGGCACAAGCAAGAGTTCACATCAGTCTTTTCAACCTAATTGTGGAAGTAGAGGCTGATTTTCAATATCCAGACATGATGCAGGATCTATCCAATAGGGCGCTGACCAATTTCATAGCCACTATGGACTACTGCAAGGCAAATGGGATGGATATTCGGTCAGACGAATTTGACCTAGAAGATACAGAGGATGAGTAATGGCCTACCAAGATGGCGATTGCTCCCAAGAACCACATTTTGATATTGATGTGGCTTTGGATGCTTTTGAGGCTTTAGATCTAGTCTAACCAGACTTTATAGGCCGCTGTTACGCGGCCCTTTTCGGGATCTACAAAGTGAAGCCTTTGAGAAGGGGTAGCAGTCGCGGCGAGCATAACACCTGCGTATCTATTGTCTGATTCGGTAGATCCAGTCTGATAAACACTGCCCAATCCATTAGCAAGCGCCCACTCAGCGTGGGTGTGATAGTGACCAATATAGACATCTCTAAATTCCCACGGGTAAGAACCAGAACGCCATCTGTTGATGTGTTGCACGATTGTTGATGGTGACGCGAAACCATTTCTACCAACTTCATCACCATGAATAAGGAGTGCGCGATACTGCCCGATCTCCACGCGCTGTATGTCATCTGGACACTCTTTCCAATTTAGCCTTGTTTCCCCGGCTAATAATTGTCGCGCAAGTTCGTAACACATCCGGTCAAAATTGTCGGACCGTGGCACATTGTCGCGCTTAGATCCTATGCGCCCGTGATTACCCCACTCAGGCACTACCGTGACCTTTTCGTAATGTTCTAGGGCAAACCGGACTACATCTACACATAAGCGGCTGACATTCACATACTGCTCAAATAGCGTGGAATCAATTTCAAATACCTGACCGGGAAAGTTAAATAGACCTTCCACCATATCCCCGCCAAAAAGGATGTAGCACTCTTTTACCGGGTGATCCGCTCTCTGGATCTCTGTAATGCGTACTGCCTTTTTTGCAAACTCAAGAACGCGTTGGCGCATAACTTTTGAATCATAAGAAGCAGTGTGTTTTGCGCCCTGCCAATCGGTCATGTGCCATAGGGCTACTTCAGGTTTCCTTTTGCCACCTTTTGCTACCTTGGGCATTGGAACAGGTTTCAAAGGCCCCATAGAAAGCATTGCATCATAGGCGGCTTGATGTGTAGCGCTTACAAGTTCTTCTGTTTTGGCTTTTGCTTTAAGTAATTGTTTTTGTGTGCGTATCAATGCACTGCGTAATTCATCAAGGTTTTCAGACTCAATACCTTGTGGCAGATTAGCAAATTGTTTTTCAAGGCTCATCGGATCGCTATTTCTTTACCGTGTTGTGTGTAGCCTTCTTTATCTAACCAACTATCAAGATGTGTTGGATTCTTAAATAAACGCACTGTTTTTAGCGCATCCATCATCAACGCAACTTGATGTGGAGGAATCACATCTATTTGTAACAAGGCACCCCACACTTTGCCTATGGTTTCAAAATTCCCTTGTGCATCACCATATTCATCTTGCCGATTATTAAGAATTTTGTTTAACTCTTTGGACATTTACATTCACCTCTACGGTGTGTTCTTACAGAGTCCATGCTTGTTTTATGGCCTTCTTGCCGCAACGCTCTAACAACTATTGCTATTGGCATTTCTATTGACCATGCCGCATCAAGGGCCTTTTGATCCTCTTTACTTAGTGAGTCATACAGCATTTGATATGCGCACACCTTTGAGGATCTCCGGCTTTTACTACTTAACTCTTGCAATGTTTTGCCTAATGGCATTGCCCACCTCCTTCCCGTAGCGTACCAAAACTATAAAGGAGCAGTTTAGACTCATGCTCAGGAGTGCTTTCCCATGGAGGCGGGAAATCTATGCTTTCTTTTTAGGTGCGGCTTTCTTTGCTGACTTCTTTACAAGGTGCTTAATCTCAGCCTCAGCCCAGTCTGCAACTTTGCCAAAAGCCGGATCATTCTTATCAACTGCGCGGATTGCAGGGCCTACTACGCCAGCAACAGCGCCAGCAATAACAGCCTTCCAATCAGCATCAGGATTTACAGTATAAACAGCCACCGCCGTAATAGCGAAATGGCGTACAAAGGACTTCAATTTGTCCAAGTCTTTCTTTTTCATGCTTTCTCCTTTATCGGGCGAGCCACAGCCATGACAAGCGAATAGGGGCGCTTCTTGCGATATACCCCACCGCCATTGCTCTGACTGCCTTTCTTGTTAGGGCTTGTATTTCCTTCAATACAAATTAAATGACCTCTAACATTTTTGATAACAATGCCCACATGATCGGGTTGAGCATCGGTATCAAACTGGAAAAACGCTATATCTCCGGCTTGGGCTTGTCCAATCGGCACTAACCGATCCTTAGCCGTGAACCATTTTAGCCCCGCATCACAGGAGGCAAAGCCCTTAGAACCGCTGGCGGCAACCTTCTTGCTAAGGCCAGCCTTGTTATAGACCCAAGAAACAAACATGGCGCACCATGGTTGATTGTTTAGCCCATACCATTTGCCATATTTTGTGTCATTGTTTGTTCCTTCTTCATATCCCAACTGTTCTTGGGCTATGTTCACAATAATTTCTTTCATACCTTCTCCACTAATAGTCGGTAAATTTCATCAACGCGTGATTCTAATTTGTTTACTTTGTCATCAATATCTTTTATTTTATCTTTGATACTTGAGCCGCCGTTGGGCTTCAATTCTGCTAGGTAATACTTCACTAAATGGCGCACACCCATGGCAAAAGCGCCAATAAGGGTGGAGATTCCAACCCCTATTCCTATCCATTGTTCAATGCTCATGACGCAAAATAATAACAGTTACGCAAGAAAATAAGTGCCAGAAAGATACCAAGTTACGGTTGTGGTCAGCACTGTGGGTTTGTTATAAGAAAAAATATCCTGCGAGCCATTAGCCGTTGGATGGTACAAAGTTATGTTATTGGAATTTGCCCCAAGATCTGCAAGTAGAGTGTAGTGATCTGTATTTTTATGTAAGCCACCAAGATGTTGAAAACTGTAACCAGAATTGAATCCTGTTGGAAGGGTGATGCTGTATTGCCCTGTTCCGAAATTAGTTACGGTGGCGCAATTAACTTGAATGTTGTAAGTAATCATTTTGCCAACGCGTGAATATCTACCTACTGCTGGTGTGCCGGTAAAAGCCAAACCAGTGCCGGACCATGTAGGCGTATAAGTAACAACTGGAACACCTAAATTGTTATCTGCAAAAACAACCCATTGTGTGCCATCCCAATACTTCATTTGATCAGTTGTATTGTCGTAAATTATGTCTGCTATGCGCGGATAAGTTGGCACAGATGAAACATCTGGGGCCGTAAAGCGGGTGGCTAATTCAAGTTTGCGTAGGCGTTGATCTAAGTCAGAAAAAATCACCCGTAAATCAGGTGGTTGATTGATGTATGCCATAGCGCCTCAGTTCGTAGTTTCTGTTAGGGTAATCGTAACCCGCTCCGGGCCATCTTCACCCGGTTGCACATTGAGCGCCACAATGCGATAAATGGCATCAAGAGTATTCGGGAAGCGTTCATCCGTAATAATCAAACGCGCATCATCACCAATTCCGTAGGAGCCAAATTCAGGAGTTACATAAGCAGGCACAACAATCTTGATGACTGTGGGTGGGTAAGAAGTTGCATTAACCTGACCCGTAGCCAACTCCTGCAAAAGAGTTACATCTGTGACATCTGAGTAGTTAGCCTGATCCTCAAGTAATGCCCAACCATTGGCAAACTTGGTGACATCTTGGGCGTTCTCAATCAACTTGCCCTCATTGGATCCTGCGCCTTGGGCATAAACGCTGTTGGCGGCTATGGCTCCATCTTCAGGATATTCATATTGGACTATGTTGCCCGCCGGGAAAATAAATACAAAAGCCTCTGGGTCATTGACATCATAAACAGTGCCAGAGCGCGGATAGCCCAAAATAAGGGTTTTTATTGGTTCTTCTGTAATAGGGTCATATTCAACTTTGATATTGAAATCAAAGCCATCTTCAGCGCGGCTGAGATCTTGGATAGCCGGATAGACACCTTTTAATTCATAGTCATAATAAACACGGTCAATAAGAACGCCAGATGTTTCAGCGCCAGTGATTACGCCAATATCCCCATAGGCCACAGCCTGAGCGTTATCAATAAGAGTGCGCGCTATAACTAATTGATCCGTGTTGTTAAAACTTTGAGTTGTAATAATGCGGCGGCGCTCAAAATAAGATTCAAACTCACGGGCTGTCAGGCTTAGGGTTTGTTCTGTGCTGTTATAGGTGCGGCCCCAAATAACTCCACCCCATACAAGTTCGCCGTTGCGATCTACATAAATAGCAGTCTTAGCGGGAATGGTTGAGGCATTAACATTGAACTCTGAAGTAGCCATACCAGAAAGCAAAAGATGGCCTTGAAGGGTTCCTGCCTGATTAAGTTGCTGAGTGAAAGTTACGCCGGTAAGCGGCAGTTCAGCAATGATTTCATTTGTTAAGAGGTTGGCAAAGAGGTACCGATATGTGGTGGTCATTGCCAACCCCTTTCATTATTCTGTTACTTCTGTAAAATCAGCGCCGCAGTTCTGGCAAACCTTATAGATTTGTTCCATATCAACAGGGCGTTTTTCTAAATAATTATGCCCATTGGCGCAAATGTATTTGTAATCAGGCATTTGTTTCCTCCGTTGTTTCTTCTACTACAACTGGGTTTGGGTCACTGAAAGTATTAGTTTCACGATCCAAAATCCAACCAATTCCAGCAGGATTCTCAGCGGTGATTTCTATAAATTCACCACCAAAAACTGATTCTAAATCTTCTTTAGAATCTCCAACAACTGTATTCATAACTGAATTGCCACCCATTTGTGCGAAATTAGGCATTTTTTCCTCCTGAAGTTTGCATCTTAGTAATAAAGTAAAACACAACCAGTGCCGCCGTTTCCACCGGTTCCACTGGAAACAGCAGTAGTTCCGCTTGCATTGGTATTACTAGCGCCGCCACCACCGCCGCCGCCATTCCCACCATTGCCACCATTGTATTGTGTGCTGTTAGCACCAACACCTAAGTATCCACCACCACCGCCACCGCCAGCATAGTTTCCAAGAGCAGTTCCGCCAGCAAAAATACCATTACCACCACGGGCAGTAGTGCCGTTCAAACTACCGCCACCATTACCGCCACCAACTAATCCATCTCCACCGCGTATAGAACCTGTTGCGCCAGCCCCTCCACCAGATGTACCAGATCCACCGGGATAGTTTGCGCCACCACCAGCCGCACCAACAGCATAACTACCTGTTGTTGGCGTACTACCACTTCCACCAGTGCTTGCGGAAGTTCCACCTGCAAAACCATAAAAACTAAATCCACCGTTACCGCCACTATTAACAGCGTTTGGTGAACCCGCGCCGCCACCGCCGCTTCCAACTGTTCCTGCTGATCCAGTTGCAGTACCACCTGCACCGCCACCGCCGCCACCGCCGCCAGCAACAATAAAGCCATAAATAGATGCGCCGCCATTACTGCCAGCGCTTCCGCTTGTGGAACCTCCGCTACCACCGGATCCAACAGTTACTCTTGTTATAGCAGGTGACCATCCCATAGTGACAGCGCCACCACCGCCACCACCACCGCCGTAATTACCTGAACCAGTTACGGTACCGCCACCTCCGCCACCTCCGCCAACAACAACCGCATAAACCCAGTTAATACCGGCAGGGATTGTCACCGTTCCAGATGAAGTCAAAGTTTGTTGCAGGGTCAAACCATAAGGAGTTGCAGTTGAAGCAGGTTGCGCTTGAGGTGCTGGAAAAAGTTTAGTAGCCATCAGATCTCCTTAGTAATAAAGTAATACACAACCGCCGCCGCCATTTCCACCTGCGCCGTTACCGCCACCACCGCCACCACCACCACCAGAACCACCAGCGCCAGCAGTTGCGCCTGAAGCATTACCACCAGCGGCTAACCAACCTGCGCCTCCACCGCCGCCAACATTTGTTCCACCTGCACCACTACCGCCAGAAAAATTAGCACTAGCGCCACCATTACCACCCTGAGAAGTGCTAGAACCAGCACCGCCACCAGTTAAACCTCTGCCGCCGTTGCCACCCGGATAACCTTGCGCCCAACCGCCGCCTCCGCCACCGCCGCCATAACTATTTCCACCACTGCCGCCATTAGCACCAGTTCTTCCTGAACCTCCACCGCCGCCTGTGCCATCAAATCCATCAGATCCATTACTTGTAGCACCAGCCGCACCGCCTACTGCTGGACCCCAATAACTTGCTCCTCCGGGTCCACCGTTAGTTGCGTTCGCATTTTGAGCAGAACCGCCACCACCGCCGCCAACATAACCCGTGTTATATGCCGCAGTAGTAGAGGAACTGCCTCCACCTCCTGCTACTAAAGAACCAAAGCGTGACATACCGCCAACATTGGAACTACCCGTACCACCTGCACCAATTAGCGCATAACTATCAGCGCGGGTCCAACCCATAGTGACACCGCCACCACCGCCGCCACCATAAGCACCATAACCGCCACCACCAACAACAATCGCATAAACAAAATTAATGCCTGCTGGAATCGTGACATTGCCAGTAGAAGTGATTGTTTGTTGCAAAGTTAAACCAAAAGGCGTACCCGTAGTGCTTACAGTGCCACCACCAACAGGAAATATATTCGTAGCCATTAGTTCTCCTTAGTAATAAATCAATACGCAACCGGTACCGCCAGCGCCACCATTGGCACCACCACCGCCACCACCGCCGCCACCGCCGCCAGAACCACCAGCACCACCAATAGATCCAGTTGAATTACCAGTAGCCGTACTTCCACCACCTGTGCCACCACCACCACCAGCAACGGTTCCACCTGCACCGGGTGTGCCTTGTCCTGTGCCGCCAACGGGAGTTGATGCCGCGCTACCGTTTCCTAATAAACCTCTACCGCCACCGCCACCACCACCGGAATCTTGCGCATTACCATTACCGCCACCTGCTCCACCGCCACCAATAGTTCCATTGCCGCCAGCACCACCGCTGTTACCAACATTTCCTGTTGTTCCTTGACTTCCGCCCTGTCCTCCACCAGCAGATAGACCGGGTGAACCTTGTGAGCCTGTTAATCCACCTGTGTTACCGCCACCTCTGCCACCTACACCCATGCCAGAAAGTACGGTTCCGCTATCAGCACCATAAGAACTTGCAGGAGCGCCAAAAAAACTTGCGCCAGCACTGAATCCAGCATTTCCCGGACTGTGACCACCGCCACCGCCACCTAATGAACCAGCGGAACCATTGTAAAGAGAACCATTAGATCCACCACCGCCGCCACCGGCAACTAAAGATCCAAAAATACTTAATCCACCTGCTTGACCTGCCGCGCCGCTAGTTCCTGCCGCGCCACCACTACCGATTGTTACTGTTGTTGCAGGCAGTGTCCAACCTTCAGTTAAACCTCCGCCACCACCACCAGCACCTCCGGGTGAATTACCTCGGCCTCCACCGCCACCGCCGCCAACAACGATTGCATAAACTTGTTTAATACTTGCAGGAATCGTTACTGATCCTGATGAAGTTAAAGTTTGTTGTAGGGTCAAACCGTATGGTGCGTTTGTGCCAATGCCTCCACTAGCAGGAGGAAAAATACCTGTAACCATTTATGCTCCTAATACCATAATAAAACGCAACCATTTCCACCTGAGCCGCCCATGTATGGATCAGTAGAAGCACCGCCGCCACCACCGCCGCCATTTCCGCCTGAGCCACCGGAATAACCACCGCCATTACTACCGGCACCTAAATATCCACCGCCACCGTTTCCGCCTGATGCAGAAGCGTTATTGCCGCCAGCACCACCGAAACCTGATCCGCCAACATTTCCTGTGCTACTTCCGGCACCAGCGCCTCCGCCTGTTAAACCATTTCCTCCATCACCACCGGCTCCGTTAATTCCTGCTCCGCCACCGCCACCCGCTACACCAAAGCCACCTGTTGCGGCCTTAGCAAATGTTTGTGTTGTGCCGCCAGCACCTCCACCATTAACAGAAATTGAGCCTGATGCTTCAGAAGTTCCACCTGAACCTCCGGGAACTCCATAAAATGATGTTGAACCTGCGCCGCCTGAACCTTGCCTACCGCCGCCACCACCACCACCCGGTGATTGTGGTGACAATCTGTTGCCACCATTTCCACCACCGGCAATTAGACTGCCATAAATAGATGTACCGCCATAACCACCGGAAGAACTTGAGGTGTTTGCTCCTGCACCACCGGATCCAATAGTTACTGAAGATGCCGCACGAACCCAACCCATAATGACTTCTCCGCCACCACCACCGCCGCCCAAAGTTCCAGCACCGCCACCGCCACCAACAACAACAGCCCAAATCCAATTTATACCAGCAGGGATTGTTACTGCTCCACTGCTAGTAAGAGTTTGCTGAAGCGTTAATCCGTAAGGCGCGCCAGTACCAATCGCCGCAGAAGAACTTGGGGGAAAAACATTTCCTGCGGGCGAAGTAGTTGGAAATATATCAAGGCCCATATTAGGAGATTTCGCTCCCGAAGGCACTAAACGCAAGAGCGTTAGATGTTCCTGATGTAATACGAATTAAATCAGCCGCACCCATGGTAATACCAAGTGTGAATGTAGCAGTTGAAGAAGCCGCGATAGAAACTGTTTTGAGAATTGTATTTGCATTGGAAGATGCCGCGCCATTAACGCAGATATTCACTGTTGCATTAGCGGCAGTGCTAGTTAGATTTGAAATTACAAGTGTGGAAACAACCGCTTGAGTGGCTGAAGGCACTGTGTAAAGAGTTGCTTCTGATGTATTTGCCGGGGCCGCTTGCCCTAGGACTTTGTATGCTGTTGGCATTGTTTTTATGCTCCCATCAATAAGAAAACGGTTGGGGTCGGATCGGTTGTAATTGTAGCCCATGACGCTGTGGAGCCGTCAGTGGTGAGGTATTTACCTGTGTTTCCTGTTTGGCTAGGCAAAGCATCTACTGTTGCCCAAGAACTCACAGTTCCATTAGTAGTAAGGTATTTGCCGCTATGTGTGGCCTGTGATGGCACTACATAAACAGAAGAAGTATCAAGGCTGACTGTTACAGCACCGCTTGTACCACCTCCGGTCAATCCTGTACCTGCTGAAACTTGAGTTATATCTCCAACAGGAAGATTAGTTGTTACCGCTACGCGGGTGTCAGTAATGTTGCCGCTGTTGATTTGAGTTACAGCCGCGCCTACTGCAATAGTGGCAAGAGAGATAGAGTTAGCCGGAGTTGCAGGGGCTACCGGGCTACCAGCAGGAGTGCCTGCAATTACTTGAAAGATTACATCATTGAAAGCGCCGGTGTAATAAGAATCTTGGACCGTGGCTACAACACGATCAATACGCGGATTGGTTGGATCTGATGTTGTAACAGTCAATGTTTGGATTGCATCGTTGTAGGCTGTATAAACACCCATGTTTGATTGAGTAGTTCCAACGATTGCCGCCCAACCTGAAGCAACGCGAACCGACATACCAACGGGGGAGTTAGGAGTGACTTCCAATGAGGATGATCCGATAATGCCAGTGGTAGCAAAAATGGCTTGCATTGTAAGACGGTCATTTTCGGCAGGGTGAGAGCCGTTCTGTAACCATGAAGGCGGGTTGCGTAGTGCCATTTATGCTCCTATATGTAGGCAGACTGCCATTCTACGACAGCCTGAGTAGTTCCTGCTAAGGTTCCAGTTCCCGTGAAGTAGAAACTGTTGTTGCCCGGTTGTGCTGAAAACCAAGTAGAAGTACCGGAGATCAATGTATTACGGGCAGGGTTTCCGTTAAGTGTAATCAATTTATTGTATAGATCCACAACGAATAAATCTGAAGATGACAGGGTGACATTGAACTGCATAGATGCGTTCTGAGTTAGGTTTCCTATTTCGGGGTTGGTAATAGGGCCATTTATAGTGATAGTTGGGTAGGTGGCGGTCCAACCATTGTTAGAAATTGTTGTTGTAATAGTTCCTGAACCACCACCATAAACTAGATTATAGGTACGGTTATAGATACGCCCTGATGGGGTTGAGTAAAGCAGGGTAGCGGTTTGGTCATTGGAATCGTAGTAGCGGGGATCCGGGCAGAAGAAATCAACCTGCGAAATGATGTAACCGTAGGTGTAATTAGGGTTGATGGTTGCCACATGAGATCTTACGCGGGCATTGATTACTTGCTCTGACTCTCCTGCTGAGAGCAGGAAATACAAAGGTGTTGTGCCTGCGGTCTGAGGTTGAAGGGTGCGTTGGAGCGTGTTGAAATTAGCCTGAGCAGATGCCGTTGGAGTAGCCGTAGTCTGAATAGTGATAGTAATACTGCGGCCTGCTAAAAAGTCGCGGCCCGTGAACATACCATCTGCATAACCACGGTTATCATCTTGGTTACGGATGCCCGGCAAACTTTCTAGGCCCTCAACAGAAAGAATTTGATAAGGCGAACCAGCACCGCCAAATACTTGATTATTAAAGGAGAAAGAATAATTAGTAATTACTGCTGGCATTTTATTTCACCTTTATCCCGTATTGACCGCCACCGGCTCCGCCAGTTCCTACTGTTGATGTGACAGGATCAGGAATTACAGCCTGACCGTAGCGAATAGCATTGAGTGTGGCTTGGTGAACATCATAAGAATCTACGCGCATAGAGTTAAAAGTTTGATTGACAGTGAGCGATTTTGCATCTGCTTCTTCTTTTGCGCGTATAGAGGCAACGCTGGCGCTATCGGTTTTTGATCCACCCAAAACATCGCCTTTTCCTGATACCGCTGTGCTTGCCGCCAACAAAGCCGCCGCCTCTTGTTTAGCGTTAAGTTCTGCTAAATCTTTTGCCACTTCTGCAATTTTGCTTTTCAGTGTGGCTAATTTTTTATCAAGGCTTGTATTGATGTCATCAATGTTTTTCTCAAAGGCTTTCATGGCATCTTCAATAGCCTTGTTCAAAGCCTTTTGCGCATCCTCAAGCCCTTTATCCAAAGACTTCTTTGCATCCGCTAGTGCTTTATCTAGGTCTTTTTTGGCTTCCTCTAGGGCTTCGTTGTAAGCCTTATCAATGTCCTCAAGAGCCTTAGTAAGAGCCTTTTGAGTTTCCTCAATGTTCTTATCCAACTCTTTCTTTGCATCAAGCAAAGCCTTATCCAAGGCTTCTTTGGCCTTAGTAATTTGTTTTGTGTATTCCTCATTGGCTTTAGCAATAGCATCTTGTAATGCTTTTTGCGCCGCAGTAATACCTTCTTCAAGATCTTTCTTTGCCGCCAAAAGTGCATCATTCAAAGTTTTCTTTGCATCCGCTATGGCATCGTCATAAGTCTTTTTTGCTTCTGCTAATGCGGCATCAAGAGCCACTTTTGCTTCTGTCAATGCTTCATCACGGGCTGTTGCGGCCTCAGCAAGAGCGGCTTCGTACACAGCCTTAGATTCGGCTACGGATGCCTTGAGTTCTGTATCAACCGCTTCAAGGGCGGCCTTAATTTCCAATTTGGTTGCGTTATACATTTCAGCCAATTCAGCAGTAGCAAAACTGGTTGAATTGCTCATAGTATTGGCTAAATCATTAACTCCATCTTTATTTAGAGTTTCAAGGCTCATATACATTTCTTGAATTTGTGCTTGCGTAGCATCATCAAGTTCAAGTAGAGCGTTAGCCATTTCAGTTCCCGCATCAGGACCAGCGGCAACAATTTGTTCAATAAATGTTTGTGTGTATCCAGCGGCAGAGAGTTCTCCTGCTTTTTGCAAAAGAACTTTGGTCATCTCTAGTTGATTAGAAAGATTACTAATTAACTCACTAGCGCCCGCAGTTTTTACATTCTCACCAAAGAGATCTGAAAGACTGAAAGCAGTTCCACTGCGCCATGCTTCACGCAGGCGCTCGCGGCTTTGTTCAACAATTTCAGCAAGACGCTCTTGACCCTTTTGGGTTATTTCCTCACGCTTGCGCTGTGCTTCTGTTTGTAATTCAAGGATCTTTGCCTCAAAGTTTTTAGTCAGTTCTGTGCGCTTTGCGTTGTAAGCCTTTTCAATCTCCAACTCACGCTTTTTGAATTTTTCGGTAGCCTCAAGAATTGTTTGATCCCGGCGTTCAGCGGCTTCAATAGATTTTTCAGCATAACGCTTTTCAGCCTCAGCAACCTTCTCTGCATATTTTTCTCTAAGGTCGGCAATCTTTTCTTGAGCGCGTTTAGTTGCTTCCTCAATAGCCTCATCCCGGCGTTCTGCCGCTTCTTTGAGGACATCGTTATATCTCTCATTAGCATCAGCCACGCGTTCTTGATAACGCTCATTGAGATCAGCAATTCTTTCTGCCGCCCGCTCTTGGGCTTCTATGCGGGCATCATTGCGGCGCTTTTCTGCATTAGCAATTTGCTCACCATAACGCTCATTGGCTTCCGCAACCCGCTCTTGGTATTGCTCATTAAGTTCTACTACGCGTTCTGCGTAGCGTTCCTTAGCCTCTGCAACTTTTTCATCACGGGCAATTTCCGCTTCTTCTAATCTTTCCAAGGCATCGGCTCGCGCTTGTGCCATGTCATCAAGAAGGGCAGTAGCCTTTTCTTTCAAAGATTTGATTTTTTCTAGGCGCTTTTCATCATCTTTTCCGCCACCACCAGCAGGATCTTTGGAGCCTGCCCAAACATCCTTAGCCTTTTTGCCAGCCTTTTCGGTTTCCTCAGCGGCTTTTTTACCTTTCTTTGCAAGTTCATCTAACTTGCCAGACAGTTCTTTAGCCTTCTTTGCGGCCTTATCTCCCATGTCGGAGATTCCATCTAGGCCCTTATTGATCATGTCTAATCCAGATTTGGCGTATTTACCAACACCCGGCAACTTGGAAAGAGCGCCCAAGAATAAACGCATTGGACCAGTAACAATTTTTGCTATTGCTTCAAAGACTTTGGCAACCATAGGGATGATGCTGGCAAATGCGTTAAGCGCAACTTTGGCAACATTGATTACAACATTGCGGAATGTTTCGCTAGATCTCCACAATTTAACAATGCCTGCCACAAGCAATGCCACCGCAGTGATGACAATGCCGATTGGGTTAGCCTTTTGCGCAAGATTTAATAATTTCTGTGCTATTTCTGCGCGCTTTACTGCAAGGGTATAAACACCCCATGCTGTTGCACCAATACCCAAAGCGATTGCAAAGGCTTTAATTTCAGTAGAGTTGTTCTTAATGAAGTCCATCAATTTACGGATAGCAGGAATAACAACATTGCTGAGGACTTTGGCAAATCCTTCCATGGCTGGCAGGAGTGCTTCACCTACTTCTTGTTGTAAATCCCCAAACTCTTGCTTGAGTTTGATCATGCGGCCTTCAGGAGTATCCGCTACGGTCTTATTAAAATCTTTGTAAGTTGAATTAAGAACTTCTGTAATAGCGGCGGCGCGCTCAGATTCAGTTCCGTTAGCAATTTTTTTCTTTGTATCTTCATCAAGTACGAAACCAACGCGTGTTAAAGCCCCAAAGTTACCGTTCAATGCTTGGGCTAGGCCGTTAGTCATCTGCTTGTAATCTTCAGAACTTGCAGTGGCACCCTTTTCGGCAACTACATAATCCAAAATGGCTGGTGTTAATGTGTTGATTGTTTTTGCTTGCAGATCAAAAGTTGCCAACTGACTCTGCGTAGTCATGATGTTTTCTTTAGATGCAACACCTACTTTGGCAAGAGCCTCTGCCTGTGCATTGAGAGCAACAATCTGTGCCTCTGTTGCTCCACCCGTGTTACGGAGGATCTCAGCAAGGCGTGTTTGGACCGCTGAAGCCTCCATAGCGGCGCTAATAGACTGCTTGAAGAATGAAACGACACTACCTACCGCAAAAGTCGCTCCAAGGGCCGCTCCAACGGATTTAAGCCTATCTGTGAACTTGCCAAAGCCTTGATCAGTCTTGCTTACATTTCCATCAAGACTTTTTAGGGATGCCTCTGCCTGAGTTAGACCCGCTTTAAGTTGTGCAACATCGGCTTGGATCTGTACCAAAATTGGGGGAATGTCTGCCATATCAACCCCTCAACCTAGATGCGAAATTAGTAGTGAACACCCTTGCCAAAGTTCCATTGGATTCTAAATTAGAAGCCGCTGGTCCTAAGTACGGATATTTTACGCCCGGTTTCCATCTTGGGTGTCCTAATTCAACTGCTCTGGCATAAACCATGGTGGCAGAAACATCCACTGTGTAAGTAGTTCCAAAACCTTTTTGCACTTTGGATGTTGTAATACTTCTGCGCAGATTACCGGTTTGAACATTAGGACCGGGCCGCCCAGAGGCATTTGTTTTAGCCTGTCGTTCTACTGCCAAACCGGTTACTGCAATAGCGTATTGAACAGCCAATTCAATTTTATCCTCTGTGGCATCTAGGCCAGAAAGAACATCGGCTAAATTGGTAATGGCGATTCTTGCGGTCATGCTTCAGATCTTTTCGCTCTGACTTCTTCAGCCATGCTAGAGATAGCCAACAGCCAATCAGCAGTGGAGGCAGGCAGATGATCTACTTGGTCCGGGGTCCAGCCAAACTTCTCTGCCATTATGTAATACACCCACTGTTCATCAGGGTAGGTGAACGCCTCATGGCGCTCGCCGCCCTCCATCAACCATTTTAGGCGTTGGAGTTCTCGGAAGGCGCTTTTGGGTCTTGTTCGTTCTCCGGTGTATCTGCGAGATTAGGGAACAGAGCCTTTTGTGCATCCTTTGTGTGTTCTACTAGCGCGTCATAATCAGTAATTTCTAATTCATCAATAGAATCAGCCTTTACTGCTGGCACTGGAATTTGTAGTGACCATTCTTCAATCAACATTGCAATAAGCGCATCATTCATAGCCATTGCGCGGGTCAAATCTGATCCTTCAATGTCAATGCTCTTGTAAAGACGCTTGCGATCACCGTAGCGGATTTTGCTTGGGTCTTTTAGAGTTACGGTTACGCCAGATGGAAGTGTTACTTTTTTAGACATATTGCCTCCGTTTGTTTTTTGCCTTCCTACTATCTTATAGGGAACAGGGGCGTGGGATGACGGGGAAGGCGTACCGCCATCAACCTAACCGCCCCTGTTCTGGGTCTAGTTTTTACGCGTAGGTTCCAGAAGTCTTAGCGTTCTGAAGTACCCACTCAATCGGAGCAAATCCACCAGTAGATCCTGCATCGGTGGTGTTGCTTTGTGCGTTGAGGTCAATGCTGACCTGTACGAAATCTTCTCCGCGCTCAATCACTGCGGCTGTGTAAGCACCCTTGGTGATTGTTGCTTGGATTTGGACCGCGCTTGCACCTGCGCCGTATGCCCAGTTAAGGACAATGGCTGGTTGGCTGTTGTTGAGGAAGCGGGTTAATTCAGTGTCATTTTCCATGAGGAAAGTGATCTTGCCTGTAACTTCCAATGGTCCAAGGAAGATGTTGTATGGGTTCTGAGTATTGCTGATGCCATAAACAGGTGTTACTGGGCGGCTCATATCAATGTTTCCGCTCATTGCAGTGCTTACAGAAGATCCACCAATGCTTACAGTACCGCGCCAAACTGGTGTGGGGAGAACAGTGCTGAAGGATGGGGTTGGATCAGAAGTTGTTGCTGACTGCCATCCGGTTGATTTTGCATCATATTCCAACATTCCATCTGCGTTGAAGCGTAGGGAGAAGTCAGAGAACTGGCATCCGGGATACTGGCGAACATTTACAGCATAGAAATCTGTAAGTGTGTAAGAGATTGGCTGTGCATCAGCGCCAGATGTGGTGCTGTTGAGCAAAGAAATCGTGTGTGTATATGGTGCAGATGCGCCGGTTGTTGTGACGGATCCTAGAACTCCGGCGAGCGCATAACCGATTGTGTCTGCGAATACTGCTCCACCAAAATCAAAAGTTGAGCGGGTCCGGCCCTGAATGTAGTTGTAGTTCAGGACATTGGATCCACGCAACCCTGTGTCATAGAGCGGATCAATAATGTCTTGTGGTTTTAGTGCATCTTTGGCAACGGGGATAAAGTCGGTTGCCGCAACTGGCGTACCTTTGGTTACTTCTTTAGCAATTCCAAGGTAAGAGCGTACGGATGCTTGTAGTGCCATTTATTCACTCTCCTGCTTTCGTGTCTGACGCGGCAGACGGTTTGAATGTTGTTATTGGGGTTGGTGCTGGTTTTGCCGCGCCACCTGTTGTTGTAAAGTCAGGATGGCTGAAACCCTCCGGTGCATCTACTACATCGCCGGGTTTTACGGTTCCAAGCGCAGGAAACACGCGTTCCTCTGTGCCTTTGTATGTCAGTTTCATGCTTGCTCCTATGCCTGAATCATCTCAGTAACATCAAATTCTAACTCAGCAAAGATGTCCGTAGCGCCTTCTTGATTGGTTGCTGGTTCCCCATACCTACCAAGAATGACCGGCTCCGCACCCTGCCAAACTAGAACACCTGTATTGTCACCAAAGTTGTGATCACTGCGTAACCGTTCTTTGATGTTATCTATTAAAATATCAAAATCAGCCATGGCTTCTTCTGAATTCGGATGTAATGAATGGACATAGAGTTGAAGTATTACGGTGTAATCAACCCGCTTCCATCCTGAATGTGCGCCACCAATAGCCAAACGGTTTTCCCGCTCTTGAGCGATAAATACAACGCAGGCTGATCGGGTCATTTGCCCCGGTAAAGCGTTCAACTGAAAATTGATGCGCTTGGGAAATGAGGTAAAAACTTGATTGAGGTTTTGAATCGGAGGATTGCTGATGAATTTCGCCAGCGTATCCCGTACACCAACGCGGCCTGCCATTAACGCACCCTGCGATAGAGATTGACCATATCAAGAGCCAATCTAACCTCACCGGCATACCGTTGATTGTTTCCAATGTTCACGGTTGGCTGAGTAGTTAGGTTCATGGTCATAGACGCATCACCGCGTTGCTTGATGAAGGCGCTAGTCATGAGAATTGTGGCTTGTTTGATGGCAAAAGGCATATTGCTAAAGCCTGCCACTGTATGTGTGGCGGCTAGAGGTGCCGTTAGAGGCACTGTTGTAGATCCATAGGTGTAATTTGCGGCTACCGTGACAGATTCAGCATTAGCACCGTCAATGATTCGGTAGGTTTCGCCGGGCAAGATGCCAGAAGCGTTAGCCACTGTGAGGCTAGATGCTCCAACTGTGCCTGTGCAGGTGGTATTTACATAACCCGCAATGTATGTGTATTTGGTGAAGATAGGCACCCGTGGGCCGTATGTACCAAAGGCTAAGGGTCCACTAGAGGTATAAGTTGTGTTGATCTGACTTAGTGGAATCACTATTTGTTGGTTTTCAAACCAGCAAAGAGCAGGATTGGCAAGTGTTTGTAGGCCGTTGGGATCTGTACCCCATTGGAATGAGGACAGCGAAATTATTGGGTTCTTGTTTGGGTGCAAAAAGATGTAACCCTGATTAGAAATCCGGGTGCGTTGAGTTTCTGTTACTGGGTTGGCGTGAAGATCTTGATTGAGGTACTCATTGAGATATGAGGTTGCCCGCAGGATGACACGGGATAACTCTGCATCTTGCGCGTTCTGATTTCCGCCTACTACAAGGTTGTTGTAATCAAGTGATGTTGGGGCGTTTTTGTATTCCGCTAAAGTGATGTATGGCTGTTCATTAAATCCGGTTTGCGCGGTTACGCCCACTGCCATGATTATTCTCCATCTCGCTGTGTATCAGATGATTCGTGTCCACAACGCCCACATTTGCGGAACCAGCCATCAAAGCCACATTGTACGCAGGTAAATCCTCTTTGCCTGTCACCTTGCGCGTAAGGGTTTAAGGAAGCCTCAAAAAAACCTTCTCTTTTCATTGCCGCGGCGTGACTTGAATTATCAACATTGT